GTTTCCCTCTCGCTCTATCAGGCGTATCGCCATAGTTCGGGATTTCCCGACTTAAAGCGAGCTCCGATCGGACGAAAAGCGAGTCCGATGCCTGTCCTGCTAAATCGCAGGGTTGGTCTTATGCCTTCTAACAGCGAGGGTCCTCAACGATGAATGACAATAAGGACGATTTGTCCGAATTGGAGGGATGCGAAAGCATCACCCTCGACCAAGCCTCGATGCGACAACTCTTTGACCTAATGGTCGCTGCATAGATTCTTTGCCCGCCATCGTCGAAGGACGAGCTGGTACGGATATACGTGCAGTTAGAGGAGTTGCTCCGAGATATTGATCGGGCCATTTATCGCTCGAAACCCGAACCGCTGCCTGACTGAGATCAGTTTCTTATGGCTAACCGACGTGACTATGCTGTAAACATCGCGGGCAGAGGAGCTGAAGGCCGCCCACCGGCACCACTGGTGGAAACGGCTAACAACTTGTATGCACGTTATGCTTGGCGCAGTTCGTCGGATAATGTAAACCGTAAGAAACCTGTTGGTTGGGTCGCCCCGACCAACTACAGTATGGAAGAAGGTTCGTATCAGTGTGCGTTCGGTACGTGTCTGTTGGCGGATGGCTGGTATCAGACTGGGTATCTACCCAATCGTTTGACTCCAGTCGCTCGCCTTGACGGGACGCTAACGCGTCTTCGTATCCCCGCCACTTTTCCAGCAGCTTTGCAGAATCGGGTTGTTTCGGATGTTCGTTTGAAGGCAAAGGACCAAAAGTTCAATGCCGCTCAAGCGCTTGCGGAACAAGCTCAGACTGCTGAACTCGTTGGAGGAACCATCATTGCAGTGGCAGGAGCCGTGCGAGATCTGTATCACGGAAAACCTGGGCCCGCAATTGATAAGCTGCTTCGGCGGCTTCATCAACGTGGGCTCAGACGTGAAGCAGAACGTCTCGCGAAGAAAGCGGCTAGAAAACTGCCGAATGCGGTGTTGGCCGTCCAGTACGGAGTGCGACCTCTCGCCCAAGATTGCTTTGGGGTCGTGGCTGCCTTAGACAAGCAGTTCAACGGCGTTCCGATCACAACCGTGAAGTCGAAAGTACAAGAAACGTATCACATCAACGAGTATTGGGCCAATACGTCAAGTTATGGGAATTCCCATCACGCGACTGGCCAAGTATTCTATGGTGCGATGGCGCGCTTGGACATGTCTCCTTCCTTCGGTGCAATTAAAACTGCCGCCGAGTTAGGCTTTACTAATCCAGCACAATTAGCTTGGGAACTTGTTCCCTTCAGCTTCGTCGTCGACTGGTTCCTTCCACTGGGCGATTATTTCTCCCAATTGGACGGCCTGGTCGGCTGCGAAGTGAAAGGCTACTCTGTCTCCCTCCTGACTAAAATCAGGGTGAGATGGACTGGATGGGACCCTCCGGGTGCAAATAGGCAATCCGCTTGGATTTCCCATTATAACCGGACCACGCTTTCACGTGGAGCAAGTCTTACAGTGCCGTTCGCGAAGTTCCCCAGCTTCAAGAACCCACTGGGTAGAGACCACGTCCTCAACGCTCTTAGCCTTTTGGCTAAGGCGGCTCGAGGTAAGTAACTTCATTCAGATACATAACCTGAGTTAAAGTCACTATGACTGCTATTGCAGCAATCGTTGTCAATGACAGCGTTCCCGCAGCACGCACGTTTGCCGTCGTTGGTACTGACGGTTCTACGGCCAACTACGCGGACAAGTCGACGGGTATCCCGATTGGGTATACCACGATCTCTCACGAGGTCCGTCTCGCTAAGTCCGGTAATGGCGCTCACTCGGTGATCGTGTCGGTAACTATGCCGACCGTTTCGTCTGTGAGTGGTGTTAATACGCGGGCCCGTTCTTCGTCGTTCGTGGGTCGATTTAACTTCGCCCAAGACTCGACGCTGACGGAGCGTAAGGATCTGTTCGCCATTTCGACGAACTTCCTGGCCAATGCGACTGTGAA